GAAGATCGACGGGAACAACAATATCACCGTCCACATTGATGACATCCTGAAACGGGGCTGTGGGATCACGCCCCAGTCCCAGCACATTGGATTCAATCAATCCTTGCGAGGAATCCAGATCGCTTGAAACAAACGGAACAAGATGAAATTCGGCAGGCAGTGGCGGCGTGCCGTAGGCGGTTTCAAAACCAATTAACATGCGGGCATTCCACCCGTAAGCGCGTGACATGGGACATATCTCCTTTATTGTAATGGGTTAAGAGTAGAGTATTCGAGTGTGATGGGGATAACGGCGGCCTTGATTGCAGGCGCACCTTCAATGGCTTCGAGAATGAATTCCGGTGCGCCGATACTCATATAATCGACAGCCCCGTTCAGATACGGATCAACAATCAGAGCCGATCCGAGGGCAACCAACAAAACATCGAGCGCCATATCCCTTTTAGCGATATCGGCTTCCTGCACCAAAACCTCAATCTCGGCTGATGCTGATAGTGATAGCGTATGGGGGATAATGTGACCTCCGGTTCTCCCGGGTCGCCATCACGTAAAATCACCAATCCTGTTTTAGGAATTTTAACAGGCACAGGATCATTGCGGGTGACAGCAATATCACTTAAGCCGTTTTGCAAGCATAAAAAAAAGCCCCTGAAGGGCTTGTTCGCGTTTTGAAATCATTTTTTATCTCTCATTTATGTTAGCTGCCAAAATTTAACTAACATTATTCGCAGATTTCGTTAGATAAACTGTTGCAAGTTTCACACATGTTAGTTAAATTAGCATATCTAACATAAACCTCAAAATTCGTTAGTTAGGCAGAAAAATGGATAAGAAACGCAGAATCGGTAGATATATAAAAAGCTCGGCTGTTGGCGGGGAAAGCTACAATGCTTACATTCCTCAACCTCTTCCGCCGCATCCCCCATTAGATATGGCAGAACTGTATCCTCTTCTGGATCAAGCGAATACAGCTATAGGTCGTTTAGATGGTATGAGCATGGTTTTGCCAGATTCGTCTTTATTTTTGTATATGTATGTCCGTAAAGAAGCAGTTCTGTCTTCACAAATTGAAGGAACACAATCTTCTCTTTCTGATCTATTGCTTTTTGAAACACATGAAGCACCTGGAGCACCAATTGATGATGTTACCGAAGTGTCATGCTACGTTGCCGCCATGAATTATGGCTTGGAGCGTGTGAAAGATTTTCCGCTTTCACTTCGTCTTATCAAAGAAATTCATGCAGAATTGATGAATAATTCACGCGGCGGAAACAAACAGCCCGGTGAATTCAGAAGCTCACAAAACTGGATCGGCGGATCAAGACCAGGGAATGCCCGTTTTGTGCCACCACCACCAGAACATCTGATGGAAGGTCTGGATAATTTAGAAAAATTTCTCCATGACGAAACAATCCATCTGCCTATTTTAATTAAGGCTGCACTGGCGCATGTACAATTTGAAACGATCCACCCGTTTCTGGACGGTAATGGTCGTTTAGGGCGTCTCCTTATTACCTTTATATTATGTATTGAAGGCATTCTTAAACAGCCTCTCCTGTATTTAAGTTTGTACTTAAAATCCAATCGTGATGCCTATTATGGTCATTTGCAATCCGTTCGGGAAACAGGTGATTGGGAGGCATGGATCAAGTTCTTCCTGACGGGTGTCATCGAAACTGCACAACAAGCCACGGAAACCGCACAATCAATCATCGCGCTTTTTGCCCAAGATCGCGCAGCTCTCGAAAACTCCGGTAAATCAACAGCAGCTATTTTGACGATACACGCTTATTTACAGCAACATCCTATTGCGACTACAACAAAAATTAAAGATAGCACCGGTCTTTCTTTACCCACAGTTTTGCGTAGTTTAACAGTTCTTGAAAATCTTAATATTGTAAAAGAAGTAACAGGTAAGGATCGACACAAAATCTTTATCTATGACCAATATCTTGCCCTCTTAAGTAAAGGAACAGAGCCGTTATCCAATTAATATCAATCAGGCCAGTATCGTAATATCAATTGCGGTATTTTGGCATTCCATTTCTGGGCTTGCTGCTGGAAACTCAGATGCCGTGGCATTTTGACTTGAGGGACAAGCCAAAACATCACAACACTTGTAAGGCCTCGTCCTGTTGAGAGAGTTCGGTTGCTGGCCTTGCGAAACCCCCGCAATTCATCAGTCTGGCGTTTGTAAGAAGGCTGCATCTCTCTGGCAACGAGAAGTGATGGCCCGTTGGCACGATAGACAAATTGTAACCTTGTGCCTTTGGCCTTCTCGTAATTACCGGGGGTCGTCTTTTCCCCCATGATGCGTTTCGGGGCATTCGGTGTCGGAATGGCCAGCCAAAATCCGTCCTTGGATCGGATGATTGTGCCTTGATCAAATCCTTCCATGATTTTAGAGGCTCTGGTATAAACCACACCTGCTGCCCGAATGGATAATCCGAATTGCGGATAAACAGCATCCCGCCACGTATTGGCCAGACGTTGTCCCAATCCCGCAGACAAAACCTGACGGCGCATATCCATTTTTAAACCGTCGGATGCTTCGGATACGGCACGGGTGACGGCATATTCGGCATTGCGGTACTCACGCTTCATATAGTCTTTTAAATTTCCCTCAAGGGCTGCTTTCAATCTCATGAGCTTCGACTTTCAGGGATAAATCATGCTGATCGACTATCGGTTCGCCTTGTGTTTTATAAACACGGCCATTCACCGTAATGCTCTCAATCACCTTAATGATCGGGATATCCGCTTTTTTAAGATCAAACATTCTTGTCGCACTATGAACCCGTGTATCAAGAATATTGGTGATCTCATCGGGAAAACGGGGAATGACATCTGCCGTTATCTCCGATCCGTCTTCAAAACGGATGAGAGCCTGCACCGCAAACACACGAAACAGGCTCTCGATAGATTGGGCCGCTATACCATGAAACCTGCTCATGATGCTTCTGCTTTACGGTCTTTGAGGATTTGCTCCCAAGCCTGATCCCGTAATTCAGCGGAAATATTCGCTTCCAAAACAGTCTCGATGGCATCGACATTAGGCTTACCGCTTTTGCCGTAGTCCTTTTTAGGATCAAGCATATCGATGACCTCAATGACATCGTCAATCGATGGTCCTGTGTTTGTATCAGCCTTGGAGCTGTCCTCCCCCGAAAAACCGGCTGTGGCAGTGGCGAAGCCACGGGCTATGAGACGCTCTGCTTCCTTTTTATCGAGCGTGGCCGTTTCAAGCGGATGGACGGTTTTGCCGTCAACATCCAGTGTGATGAGTGCTGTAATTTGCATGGGTGTTTCTCCTTATCTGATAGTGGCACAAAATGATGCGTTGGGACGGTAGGGCACGAGAAGCGGTGCTGATTGCAACAGCAACCAGCGGACAGCTGGGTCTTGTTCCAGCCATGATTTTGAGAAATATCGCTGTGCCTTGTAATTGGCGGCTTCATCCATGATTGCGCCGTAACAGCGTGTACCTTCAAGCTGGCTCGTGCTGCCGATCAACACCGTATAATCGGGCATCAGTTTTTGGGTTTGATCTTGCTCATCGACATAGCGGTCGTTATAAACCCAGAAATCCAAATCACCGATTGAGCCAACATAGCGGGCAAGATCATTGCCTGTGCCGAATGCCATAGGCCCCAAGTTAATCCCCGCACCATCCCGCAGGCGTCTGATATCGAGAAGTTTCTCGACATGTGTGTCAGATTTGAACAACCGCCATGCCAGCGCATCCATAATAACGGTACGGGCAACCGCACCTGATTTTTCCTGAATAGTGGCAACCCAATCTTCAAGATTATTGAGAGGGTTAACGCCTGTCTCGCCCCAGCGTGATGATCCTACCAAGGCGACAGTCAGTGACGGGTCACGTCCGAAATCAATGATAACAGTCGGGTAGTTTTCACCTTCGACCGTGATCTTGCCTGTCCGCATCGCCTCGGATGCCATCACCTCTTCACGGCGGGTCAGGTTTTCCAACTGCTTCATGAGTGTGCGGTTCAAATTTGATTCAAGGCGTTGTTGCGGGGATAATGTCCCACCGATCCGCTCCCCGATAGAGCGTTTGAGAGGGCGCATCGGATCAAAGCGGCGTTTGTCTTTGGCATATGCAGGCTTGAAACTCTTGGTCATATAGCCTTCATCATCGACCACCTGTCCGGCCACAAGCGGTGAGACAAACGGTGTGATACGCGGTTTGGATTTATCAACGTCAAAGTGAATTTCTTCACTTTCTTCTGTCTGTTCGGACATAAAGAATGTATCGAGCAAGAACGAGCTTGGACGATGCAGGTTTTCGACCACGCGGGTCAAAACATGGGTGCTGAAAATATCAACGGGCATGGGGTTTCCTCCTGATTAAAAATGGTTAGATGGGTGGGTTGGGGTTAAAAAAAAGTCTGTGTATCTACGCTGAGATGTTTTGGCGTAGGGTAATATTGCTTAGACGCAAAGTGGCAGAAATGGACTCAATGGTATGACCTGTGCCGAGTGTTAAGGCCTTGCTGTTAAACTCCCCACTGAAATACACCACGGCTTGGGCATCGCCTGTGGATGCATCAATATCCTCGGCCAGAATAACATCCGGCACTTCCGATCCGTCATTCGCGGCAGATGCTGAGAGTTTGTATTTCCCATCCGCTGTCACTTTGCCAAGAACCGCGCCTTTTTGTAAGCTCTGTCCCGAGGCAATGGTGATCAAGCGTTCAACACGGGGAAATTCTCCTGCGAGTAAATTGCAAGGGACATATTCCCCGTTATTGTTAAATCCTTCTGTTCTCATGAGTAATCATCCTTTCTGATTGAGCTTGGTTAAATGGCGGCAGCGATGCGTTGAGCCACGCTGTCAATATCGTTTTCGGCCTCATCGGGATCGGGTTGAATATCCGGATTATCAACTGATGCCATGGCCTTTTCGAATGGTGTGGCATCGGCCTTTACATCCAGAGAAGCACAGGCCAGAAGATGTTTGGCCTCAACCGGACTTAATTCTGTTCCGAGCGCAATTTCCTGAGCCAGCTTCTCACGGCCTTTGGCCTCTTCCGATCCGAGAATATCATCGAAGCGTTTGCGTTCCTCGGCACGAGCATTCGCCGAGACTTGCGTTATCAGCTCGGGATGGTTGGCTTTCAATTCATCAAGTGTCATGGGTGGGTTCTCCTTTTTGGTTTGGGATAAAAAAAGCCCCTCGGTCTGAGGGGCGGATTGGGTTGAATAATGGGTGATTAGTTTTTCCAGTGATCCGATGCGATCTGCCAGACCTGTATTAACAGCCTGCTGGCCGATAAAGACATCCCCACCGCCGTAATCATTAAGCACACGGGATGCATCAATATTGCGATGGCGGGCAATCGATCCGATAAACACATCGGCCATGGCATCAATACGAGATTGCAATCTTGCATGTCCGTCATCACTGGCAGGATCAAGACGTTTATGCGGGGATTGCGAGGACACAATCTCAATGGCTTTATCATCATCGGCTTTACGATACATGCCGACCACCCCGATTGATCCGAGGGCAGAGGTTTCAGAGACAACAATTTCATCCGTCGCAGAGGCAATCCAATAGGCTCCTGATGCGGCATCACCCGAGGCATAAGCAATGATCGGTTTTTGTCCTCTGGCCTCATAAATCATGGAGGCAAGTTCAGACACACCGTTCACCTCACCACCCGGAGAATCAATATCCAGAAGGATCGTATGGATTTTGGCATTATCCAGCGCCGATCTGAAATCCTTGGCGATGAGTTCGTAGCTGGTCGCCCCGCTGATGGATGTGAAGATATTGGCATAGCGAAACAAAGGACCAGTGACCGGAATAATCGCAACACCGTCCCGTTCAATCACATTATAGGTGTTTTGTAATTCACGGCCCAATTTGGCAGCAACGGCCTGCGGTGTTTCATTTTCCCGCATAGCAATTTGCA